CATTTCTTCTATTTTTATTATAGCTATATTAGCTAACATTCTAATTCCTATTTCTATTAAACCTTGTAATATTTTAATTACTGCGTCTTGTGCTATTCTTTGAAAAACATTACCAAGTTTTTCTCCAAGAACAACTGATCTTGCAATACCCTCAGATACTTTTGTTATTCCATCTGACATACCTACTGCTATTGTTTCTTTTATAAATGACATTTTATTTTGTAGATTACTTAATGCTTCATTATTTAATTGTTCAAATTTATCTATTGCTTGTTGTGTTGCATTAGGTATTTTTATTGACATATCGTGTTCAATTTTTTGCAGAGCTTTAGAACCTTTTTCAAACCCATCTACAAATCCATCATTAGCATCTGCACCACTAACTAATTCTTGAAACTCAATATTCTTATCTATTGCGTCTGTCATTGATTCAGTTACTTTATTTATTTGTTTGTTCATTTCTTTAAAAGTTAAACCTACTGCGGTTACTGATGCCGCAACTAAACCTAATCCAACACCTGATAAAGATACGATACCTCTTAAACCAGCTAAAACAACAAATATTGCTTTACCTAAAGAAACCATAAATGTAACTATTTTAACTGCTATAAGAATTTTTAAAGCTATTATAACTGCATCAATATTATCTTTTAATATTTTAAAAAATCCAGCAATACCCTGAACTGATTTAGCTAATACTGTTCCAAAACCTATTGCTATTCTGTCTATCTGTTCTGAGTTTCTTGCAAGTGCTTTATCTAAACTACCAAATTGATTTTTTAGTTCTGCAAAAAAACCAGCATCTAATAATGTTTTCTTAAAAGAAAATGCTTTATCTCCAATCATAGATAAAGTTCCAGTTAATGTCGTTGCTAACTCATCAGTTGCTTTACCAAATCTTCCAGCTTTACCAAATACTTTTTCAAAAGCTTCTACTGTTTGTGTTATTGAAACTTCTGCACCAGCTTGGAAACCAAGCATATTTCTAACACCTTTTTCTCTAAATAAATCTGCCGCACCGATACCAGCACTAAATGATCTTTGTATTTGTTCTGCTGTTGTTCTGAAATCTAAACCTGTTACTGCCGCAACATTACCTGTTATCTCTAACATTTTTTGTAAGTCTGTTGCGTTATCTGTAACTGTCGCTAATATTCCTGAACCTGATTGTATTTCTTCAAGAGAGAATGGAACTTTAGAAGCAAACTTGACCATATTGTCAAAAGCTTTTGCACCCTCATTAGTATCTTTTAATAAGAATTTTAATCTGACTTGTAAGTTTTCTAATTCTCTACCTGTATTAACTAGATTTCTAATAACTAAACCAGCACCTAAACCAAGAAAAGCATTACGAAGATTAAATACAGCACCTCTTACTTTTGCTAAACCACCTCTCAGACCATTTAAAGCTTTACTCGCTTTATCTCGTGCTACTATGTCTATATTAAGTCGTTGTGCCATTATCTTTTATACCTTTTTGCTTCAGCTAGTGATGTTCTTGTTTTATACTCATCTTGTTCTTTTTTCAAGTAAGCTATCCAAAGATTATAATGGCTTAAAGGCATATCTAATACCTCTTGGATTGTTAATTTAAGTCTATCAGCAACCACTAACAAAGATTGGGTGTCAGGGTCGCTATTTACTTTTTTAAAGATTCTTCTAGAGATGTATCTACTAATATTTTATTAGCTATTGTTGCAATAATATTTGAGTCTGCTTTTTTTTGTAAAGCAAGTTTATCAAATGGTTCAAAAGCTTTTACTAAATCGCCTTTGTCATTTTTGACCAAAAGTTTCATCATTAATAAATCAACAAGAACTGTCAAATCTTGAAAGTTACTTGATTTTTTAAAAATAACATTTTTTTGCTCTAATGTTAAAGGTTCTGAATAAAAAACAGATGGGTTACCTTGCTCGTCTTTCCATTCAGGAACTTCAATAGTAATAGTCTGTAGAGTCTCAAAATGACTTTTTACTCTATCTATAACTGACATATATTAATATTAAGCAGTTCCTCTTGTAAGTGTACCTGTTCCTTGAAAAGTAACTGATCTAGTAGTGATTCCATCTAACGTAACATTAACACTCATACCTGTAACAATACCTGAACCTGTAAAAGTTTCATCTCCTGAAGCATTACCCTCAGGTGCTAATATAAAAGATATTGTTGTTCCAGCAGTTAATGTTTGTTGTGGAGAATCAGTTTCATCATAACTCATTTCTAAAGTTCCTGAAAATGATGTTCTTCCAGCTACAAATGTTTTACCAGCATCTGATAGTTGAGTATCTTCTACAACATCAGCAGTTGTTTCAAGTGTGTAACCTGTTAGTTCGCCAATACCTGTTCCACCAGCAGTTACTACTCCTTCTTTTCCGAAGTGTGTTGCCATTTTTTATTTTCCTTTTTTGTTTTTACTTGTTTGTCTTGATCTTGCTTCCAACCTAAATCTAAAAAATTATCAAGCTGAGTTTCGTTAATTGTAACTTCATTCCCATCTTTATATAGTTTTATATCTTTAGCCATAATAAATCCTTTTACTACTTATCTTCTTCCTCGTCAATTTCTTCTTCGTCAAAATCTTCTTCAAAATCTTCCTCATTAACATTATCTTCTTCTTGATTTTCTCTTAATTCTTCAAGTAAGTCTTTGACTTCTTCACACATAAGACTCTCTTTATCGTGTAATTTTTCTATTGCATCTATTTTCTTTTGAATTTTGTTTATAATTTTATCCATTTATTTCTCCTTATGGTGTTCCTGATTGATATTCATACATACATCTGATTGTCATTCTTATACCGCCAACAGGAAATAAAGAACCCTCATCAGTTTCACAAGATACAACCATTGTATCTAATGCGTTACTGCTTCTAGTAATATCAGATTCAACAGCAGTTTCAATAGCTGTGATTAATTGATTTCTTAATGTGTCTATATTAGATTCTGCACCTTTAACAAACCCTGATATTATAAAATCAATAGTTCCATGTCTTGTTCTTGCACCACTTCCTAGTTCCGAATCATCTCTAGTTTCTTCTGATGTTTGCACAATAACTGCTGGGTATTGTTGTTCTGAAAGTTCATCAATAGGAAAAGGTTGTCTAGTAGCTTTTTTAATTGTTATTGGGCTACTAATACCTGAAATAGTTGATAATAAATTTGATGCTATGTTTTCTCTTACACTCATAAATGCCTTTTTATTTCTTTTTCAACAAATCTGTTAAAAGATTTTTTAATTGCTTTTTCTGTCCTATCATTAAAACCAAAAAAAGGTCTTTCAGGTTTATTAAGAACTTGATTAAATAATGCTCTTTTTCTCATTTCTGCATTTGAAAATCCCAATGATACTTTAAATTTACCTGTTTTTTTAACTGTTGTATTTGGTGTTAAACTTCCTAACATTCTACCTGAATAAAATAAATCTACTTTTGTCGGCTTACCCTCTCTTGATAATTGTTTTAAATAAGAAGCAGAATAACTAGCAAATCTTCCTGAATCAAATCTTAATCCTTTTTTTGTTTTTGTTCTTATAAACTCTAAAAGTTGAAAACCAGCTTGTTTTAATCCTTTTTGTATAATATCAGGAAATTTATTTTGGAATCTTTTAATATTTCGTTGTACTTGCTTTGTGTTAGTAGTGAACTTTATATTGACAGCCATTATCTAATCAATCTTCTAGTTCCGTGTAAAGGTTCTCTTTCATTGCTAACAATAGAACCATCACCTGTACTATCATATTCTACACCATCTTCTAAAATAGATTGAAATTCTTTATTATATTCTGACATATAATGTTCTACCATTCTTTCAAATCTGTCTTTTTCTGTTTCAGGTCCAAATTTAGATAAAGCTGGGCAAAGAAATCTACCTAAAAATAAATATACACCAGCTCTCTCAAACTGATCTAAATTAACTTTTGTGTTATCCATCTCATTTGTATTTAAAACAGTAATATCAGTATATACATTTGATTTATAAACAGACCACCATTCAGTTCTTAATTGTCTTAAAATATCATTAGTAGTTTGTGCAAAGAAATTTACTGCTTCTGTATCTGTTGCACCAATACCAAAACCAAAAGCATCAGGTTGATACTTAGTTACATCTCCAGCAACAATTACATTCGCACCTGTATAGTTAGCCATATTATAAAGCCCAAATTATTATAACTAAAGCTACTGCAATACCACAAGCTATCTTAGGGTGTTGTTTTGCTAACGTTATGTATTTTTCTAAATGTTTCATTTCTTCTTCCTTGTTTTTCTTTTAGGTTTTAACTGCACTACTTTATCAGAAATAACTTTTGTAGTCGCTTTTTTTATTGGTTTTTTTTCTTCTTCAAGAGGTGTAAATCCTCTCATTTTAAAATGTTGTACGTTTGCTTCGTATTGTATTTTTGATCTAATAATGGTTTTTTTTCCATTTGTTAATTTTATATCCATATATTCTCCTATTTAATATCAGGGCAATTTCTTGCCCTGATAAAATTATGATTATTGAATTGAAGAGTCTGACTCTACTTCACAACCATTTGCGTCGTTTAATTCACCAACACCATAAACTGCTGTTGCTACAATCTCGTCTGCTCTTAAACTCGCATCTCTTTGAGTTTCGATTTTCAAGTCTTGCATCATAGCTAGTCCTAATGCGTCAGGATTAAATACTGCACCTTTATAATCACCTGTACTTCCAGGATCATTTCCTGATGCGTCTGCCATATTTGAACTTTCAAATATATTTACACCAGCGATTTGACCTACTAAGCTTGATCTTAAAATCTCATTACCAACACCAGCGTTAGGGTTAGCAAATGTATTTGTAAGACCTGATTTTAGATCGAAAGCTACTTGTGGGTGAAGAACAGCATTAAGATTTTCTCCTGAAACACCAGCTGATCTTAATTTAGCTACTGCTTGGAATATTAATGCCGCCGACATAGCTGTTGAAGCTGAACCGACAGTTGTTGAAAAACCACCGAATAAAGCTGTTAAGTCTTTGTCTATTTTTTTTGCAATCGCTTCTCCGAACAATCTACCAATATCTGCCGCTACGTTTCTTGGAGCCGCATTTCTTCCTAGATCAGTTAGAGTTGTCATTATACCATTTTCAGAACAAGTAATTGTTACTGAAGTTGGGTCGATTGCTGTGTTAGATAAATCAGCCGCTTCCGATACTGCCGCCGCACTTACTGCCGCGTAGATTGGAACTTCAACTGACTTTCCACCACCTGTTACTGCATAGTTTCTCACAAGAGGTCTCATAATTGATCTCTCACTTGCTACAAACAATGCTTCTGCTACTATCTCTGTGTATAGTTCCGATAGTGTGGAACTTGTTGTTTCTGCACTCATTGTTTTTTTCCTTTATTATTTATTTGTTAAATTAATTTGAGTCGGTCTAGAGTCTCGTATTTTACGATATTCTGAATATCGCTTACGATCTTCTTCCTTACTCATATCTAAGTCCTGAATATTTAAGGGTTTTACAGTATTACCACCGATACTTGCTTTACTTCCTGAACCTTGTGTTGTTGCATTACGGAAGTGTGGGTTCGTATCTAAGAACTCTTTAACTCTATCTTCTATTGTTAAGAGTTCACCTTTTGGGTTATATCTTACATTAGAATTATTATCAAGTACCTCTATTCTTCCATCATCATTTAATTTAACTTCTCTTTCAATTAACTGTACGACTTGTTGAGGATTAATTGCATTATTCTTTGATGCAACAGATAAGATAGAATTATCAATCTTTTCTTTTTTAACTTCTGTTTTATATTTAGAGATTTCACTATCTTTTTCTGCTATTCTCTCTTTCATTAACTTCTCTATTTCAGCTTTTGATTTAGCTTCATCTACTTGTTTTTGTTTAAGAAGTTCTGTTTTTTGTTTTTCTTCTTCTTCCATTTTTCTTTCATACTTCTTA